GCTTGCCCTGGCCGAGCATTTCGGCGCGCAGCGGATCGACTGGACTGCCCCGCCGCCTTGGGCGGTGTCGGGTGCGGGTAACGCCTTTGCGGTGCCACTCGATCTGCCGCCCGGCGACGACGATCCCGATCCGGCCTCGCCGGACCCGGCACCAAACCCGAAACCGACTCCGGCGGCAAAGCGCCCGGCGGTCATTTCCTACCTGCGGAGGGGCTGAGGCATGGCCTACACACAAGCGCAGCTCGACGCGCTCGACGCCGCAATCGCGCGCGGTGTCCTGGAGGTGCAGAACGGGCAGGAGCGGGTCAAATACCGCAGCCTCGCGGAAATGCGGCAGACCCGTCGCGTGATCGCCGACGAGCTGGCAGGCCGCGCGACCGGCGTGCCGTCCGTCCTCTATCCGACGACCGGGCGGGGCCTCTGACATGGCGCAGAACCCGCTCGACGCGGTGATCGGGTTTTTCTCACCGGCCACGGCCCGCGACCGGATGATCGCCCGGCGGCAGATGCAGGCGGCGATGAATTACGACGCGGCGACACAGGGGCGGCGGGCCTACGGCTGGAAGACCCCGGCCACCTCGGCGGACTCGGCGGCGAGCGCCACACGCGCCCGCCTGCGCTACCTGTCGCGCGACTTCATCCGAAACCGGGCGATTGCGTCGCGGGCGCAGGAGGTCGTGACCTCGAACGTCGTCGGGACCGGGATCGTGCCGTCGGTTTCCGGTGGTGCCACCAAGCGGGACGCAAAGCGCGCGCAGGAGATAATCGACCGGCATTTCGGCACGACGGCGATTGACGCGCAGGGCGTGCATGACCTGGCCGGGTTGCAGGCGATTATCGTCAACACGATCTTTTCCGACGGCGAGGTTCTCGTCCGCCGCCGCCTGAAATCCGGGCGTTTCGCCGGGCAACTAGTGACGCCGTTCCGGGTGGAGCTGCTGGAGGTCGATTACCTCGACCAGTCGTTGACGTCGTCCGGGCAGAACCGTGTCGTCGAGGGTATCGAGTATGGCCCGACCGGCGAGGTGGTGGCGTTTCACGTCTACGACGCGCACCCCGGCGATCTGTCTTATTGGGGGCGCAAGGCGCTGACCTCGACCCGTGTTCCCGCGTCGGAAATGGCGCTGATTGCGCGCCGCGACCGCCCTGGACAGTTCCGGGGTGTCCCGTGGCTCGCGCCCGTGATGCTGCACCTCGGCGAGCTGTCGGACTATCGCGAGGCGCAAATCCTGAAACAGCGCATGGCGGCGTTGCTGGCAGGTGTGGTGACGACAACCGACGACGCTGCCGGACCGGCGTCGGCGCTGGCACCCCTCGGCGCGCTGGAGCCGGGGGCGCTGGTCGGACTGCCGCCGGGGCAGGACATCAAGTGGACCGATCCGCCCAAGGTGGACGGGTTCGCGGACTTCACGGCAGACACCGACCGGCAGATCGCGGCAGGTCTCGGGATCACTTACGAGGCTCTGACCGGGAACCTGACGGGGGTCAATTTCAGCTCGGGCCGTATGGGTCGGATGGAGATGGACCGGAACGTCGAGCGGTGGCAGGCGCTTGTCGTCGCGCAGTTCTGTCGCCTGGTCGAAAAGTGGACGCACGAGGCCGAGCGCCTTGTGCCCGACAACGTGTCCGGTCGCGGGACGTGGTCGCTGGACTGGACCCCGCCGCGTCGGGCTTTGATCGACCCGACGAAGGAAATCCCGGCCCTGCGCACGGCGGTCGATGCCGGGTTCCTGTCCCGCGCACGGGTGCAGCGGCAGCTCGGGGTCAACCCCGAGACCGTGCGGGCCGAGCGCGCGGACGATCTCAAGAAAGACAAGGACGCGGGCTTGCCGCCCCCGCCGCAGGACACGGGCGCGGCAGGGGCCGCCCCCGACCCCGGTCCGGTCGTGTCGCCGGACGATCTTTAGAAAGGGTGAAAGATGGACGGAACCGAGCTGATCCGGGGGAACGAGATTGTTCTCGACGGCGACGTCGTGCCGGACGAGTGGGCGCGCTGGTATGAGGGCGGGGCGTTCTCGGCGGCGATGGTGTCCGAGGCGCTGGCCGCGTTCGAGGGCGAGGAGGCGGTCGTCCGTGTCAACTCGCCGGGCGGATCGCCGTTCGAGGGCGAGGCGATCCGCGCGGCACTCGCGTCGCACAAGGGCGGGGTCCGCGTGATCGTCGCGGGTCTTGCTGCCTCGGCGGCGTCGCTGCTGGTCATGGGGGCAAAGCGGATCGAGATCACGTCCGGGTCGCTGATTATGATCCATGACCCGTCGAGCTTCGCCGCAGGCAATGCCGAGGCCCTGCGCCGGGTTGCCGCCGGGCTGGACGTCAGCGCCGACACTTATGCCGCCGTCTATGCCGCCCGCACGGGCCTGCCCGTCGAGGAGGTGCGGCAGATGATGAAGGACGAGACATGGCTCGGCCCCGCCCGTGCCGTGTCGCTCGGCTTTGCCGATGCGGTCAACGACGGCGAGGCCGACGACTACGGCAATTCGGTCGATCCCGTCGATCCCGCAATCATGTCCGCAAAAGAGGCGTTCCGGGCCTGCGCCGCGCGCATGTCCGCCGCCGTCAACCGGGCGGCGCTGCCGTCCAAGCCGTCCGCAGCTCGCGGGCAGAACCCGGCCCGCATGGCCGCAGGAGAGGAGGTCACGAGCATGACCGACAAGACCAACACCCCGGCGGCAGCGACGCCGGTTCCCGCAACCCCGCCCTCGGCCCAGACCATGACCGCGCCGTCGAGCGCGGAAATCCTGGCCGCCGAGCGCGCCCGGCAGTCGGCGATCCGCATGGTGGCGCGTCCGTTCATGGAGGTTCTCGGCGACGAGCGCCTGCAAGCGATCCTCGACAGCGACAAGTCGGTCGATGCGGCGAAAGCGGAAATCCTCGACGCCGTCGCGATGGCTGCGCCTTCGACCCCGCGTTTCGACCCGACCGGCGGCACGCCGCGCGCCTCGATCACGCGCGACGAGACCGACACCCAGGTCGAGGGCATGATCGGCGCGCTCATGGGCAAGGCCGACGGTCCCGCCGTCAACTACCGGGGCCTCCGCCTCAAGTCGCTGGCGATGCACCTCGCGGGTCCCTCGCGTCGCGGCTTCAGCGACCATGACACGATCCGGGCCGGTCTGACGGCGACGTCGATGATGGGCGGGGCCTACGGGGTCGGGGACTTCGCCTATATCACGGGCGAGGTGATGAACCGGACGATCCTCGCCGCCTATCAGCTCGCCCCGGCAACCTGGCGCGCCGTGACGGGCGAGCCGATGGAGGCGGCGGACTTCCGCGAGCTGCACTCGGTCCGCTTCGGTGGCGACCTCCAGCTCCTCCCGCTGACCGAAAACGGCGAGCTGAAACAGGCGATCATCAAGGACGAGGGCGAGGGCCTGAAAGTCGAGCGTCGCGGTCGGCAGATCAAGATCACGTTCGAGGCGGTCGTCAACGACGACATGGGCGTTTTCTCCCGCCTGCCGCGCGACTTCGCAAACTCGGCCCGGATCATGGAAAATTCGATGGTCTGGTCGCTGATCCGCTCGAATGCCAAGCTCAAGTCGGACAACAAGGCGCTTTTCCACGCCGACCACAAGAACCTCGCGGCGTCCGGTGCGGCGCTGTCCCCGACGACCTTCGCGGCGGCGCGCAAGGCGATTTCCGAACAGCGCGCGCTCGGCGTGACGGACCCGGATGCATTCCTCGGCTACACCGTGGATCAACTGATCGTCCCCCCCGAGCTGGAACAGGCCGCCCTCCAGTTCGTCGGCGTGACGGTGCCGACGAAGGACAGCGACGCGAACCCCTACAAGACCACGACCACGGCAATCGTGGTGCCGCAGCTCGGCGCAGCGGCGGGCGGTTCGGCGACGGCCTGGTATGCCGGCGTTGCGGCGCTGCCGCCGATCACCGCCGCTTATCTCAGCGGCTACGGCGCGCCGACCGTCGAGACCGTGGAGGGCATGTCGCCGCGCGGTGTCACCATGAATGCCGAACACATCTTCGGCGCTGCGGCGACCGAGTTCCGCGGCATCTACAAGAACGCGGGCGCGTAACGCGCGCCGCCTGACCTGGCCGGGGGCGGCGGTCGCCCCCGGTTCCTGTCACGGGCTGGCGATGTGCCGCCCTTGATCTGATCCGCGCCTCGGGCGCGATGGAGGGAAATCCGATGCAAAACTTTGTGCAGCCCGGCGAACACATCAACGTCGCCGCCCCGTATGCCGTCGCCGCTGGCGCTGGCGTTCTCGTCGGCTCGATCTTCGGCGTGGCACAGGCCGCAGCCGAGGAGACCGCCGACGTGCTGATCGTCCGGCGTGGGGTGTTCGACCTCGCCAAGACCTCGGCGCAGGCGTGGACCGTCGGCGCGAAAATCTACTGGGACAACACGAACAAGGTCGCGACGACCGCGTCGAGCGGGAACACGCTGATCGGTGCCGCAATGGCGGTGGCGGCGAACCCGTCGGCGACGGGCCGCGTCCTGCTGGACGGCGCGATCCGCTAAGGCGCGCGCCGTGGCCGGGATCTTCGACGGTCTCGCCTCGGTCCTCTCGGGGACCTTTGGCGAGACCGTCACGCTCTACCCCGGCGGCGGCGGTCCCGTCGAGGTGCAGGGCATCTATCGGACGCGCCCGGTCGAGATCACCGACACCGACGGGCAGTCGGTTCTCGTGATCGGTCCGACGCTCCAGCTCCACAAGCCGGACGCCGCCGGTCTGTCCTTTGGCGACCTTGTCGAGATCGGCCCCGAGGGATCGGAGCCGCGTTACCGGGTCGTCAACAAGTCGCCGCCGCAATCGCCTGCGGCGGATGCGCTGATCCTGATCGAATTGGAGGACTACACGGCATGAAATCTGACGTTGTGAGACTGCGCGCCTTGATGACCCTCGGCGCGACCGCGACCCGCGCCGAGATCGCGCGCGGGGCGACCTTCACCGCCGACGCGCAGGAGGCCCGCGACCTGGTGCGGATGGGGCGTGCCGAGATCGTCGAGGATGAAGGCAAGCCCGCTGCCAAGGCTGGCAAGTGACCCACTACCGCCGCACGATCCGCGATGCCGTCGCAGCGGCGGTCGAGGCGGATGCCACCTTTTCAGGGGCGACGCGGCTCAAATCCTGGGGGCGCACAATCGACGCGGACAAGTGCCCGGTCTACTCGGTCACGACGCCGCGCGAGCAAGTCAACCGCGCTGCCGTGGATCAGTCGGACCGGACCGTGTCCGTGTTCTTTGGCCTGCGGCGTGCCGGGGGCGACGAGCTGGAGGACACGCTCGACGCTGACAGCGCCGCCGCCGAGGCGGCGATCCTCCCGGCGCTGGACGGGTATCTCGACGCGCAGTTCGTCGAGACCCGGATCGAGATCAATCACGACAATGCGGCGACCCGGATCGGGACGCTGTTGATGGAGTTCCGCGCCGTCGTGGCGACGGACGAGGGCGCAGCGGCTTAATCCCGCGAACACAGGAGGCGCACACATGGCACGACATTCCGGCAAGAACGCCAAGGTCAAGGCGGGGTCGAATTTCATCGGCGGGATCGACGGGTTCGAGATCACCGAGGAAGTGGGCGATACCGATCTGACGGCGGCGGGCGATACCTTTGAG